GAGTGCTGTCGACGTGAACGTGGCGTTTGCCCTCAATTCGTTTTTCGTGCCTCAAGCTCATGATGTCTTGGCAAGATATCAGGGAGAGAGCAAGGCAGCAAACGAGAGATGGAGGGTATATGATACCGTCGGCATGTCAGTCTTCAGCGGGCTTTGGTTCCGCAGTAGACGGGCATCTGCCCCAGTTGTCTGAGGCTGCCTAGTGCGCGTACGGGGAGAGTGTAGTGTTTCATCACTCACACATCCCAACCTGATCGTACGCCGCACTGGGGAGTTTGTGCCCCCAAGGAAGTGGTTCCAATTAACTGGACTTGGCCAGCGCCACACCCTTGGAGTGCATAATCCGACAATTGATGTCCTTGCGCGAGCCCTGTTGGAGCGCGCTTTTATGTGTGAAGTTGAGTCTAATGTATTTGTGCCTCCACTTGGTAGTTCTACTGCCGAGTGGAGAGAGATGGATGTTTTTGTAAAGAAGTTAGATCGATGTAATGGCCGTCATTGGCATCCTGTCACAGCTGAGCAGTTTGTTGACATGTACCATGGGCCAAAACGCACTATTTATGAGGCGGCACGGCTGGATCTCATCCGTGAGCCGCGACTACTTTCACGGGATAGTAGAAGCGATGTCTTTGCAAAGTTTGAGAAGGCAGACCTCAATAAGGCCCCGCGGTGCATCCAACCGCGGTCGCCGAGATATAATGTACTCGTTGGAAAGTACATCAAACCTGTGGAACACCGCATATATCGTAGTATCGCAAAGGTGTTTAATGTTGAGTTCGGTGGTGATCAGCCTACGGTCATCAAGGGTTACAATGTTGAGCGTGTAGCTGACATTTTGCGTAACAAGTGGGAGCGGTTTGCAGACCCCATTTGCATTGGCTTGGATGCCAAAAAAATTCGATATGCATGTCTCTGTCCCAGCCCTTCGGATGGAGCACTCGGTGTACCTAAACATGTACCGTAATGATCCCAAGTTAAAGAAACTGCTGTCCTACCAGATTAATAACTCTGGTAGAGGAAGGTGCGCTGATGGCGACCTGAAATTCAAGATCGATGGAATTCGGTTTAGTGGTGATATGAATACAGCTTTGGGAAATTGCACAATTATGTGCGCATGTATATGGACGTGGGCGAAGAAGGTGGGGGTCACGATTGAGCTCTCCAACAATGGCGACGATTGTGTCGTGTTTATGGAACGTGTGGATGAAGTGCGTTTTCGTGTTGGTTTGAGTGAGTGGTTTGCCACCAAGGGGTTTAGGATGGATGTGGAACCTACCGTCGACGTGTTTGAGAGCGTCGAGTTCTGCCAATCTAAACCTGTCTACAATGGCAAGGAGTATGTTATGTGTAGAAGTTTACCAACTGTTTTGGTCAAAGATAGTATGTGTTTGGTTCAGATTGAGAATGTTAAATGTTTCAAGTTGTGGACCGCAGCAGTTGGTATGTGTGGGGGTAGTTTGTCTACCGGAGTTCCTGTGATGCAATCCTTTTATCGCGCTTACCGGCGGGCTGGCCGGGGCGCTAAACCCTCGAAAGGGTATATTGCAAGCATCTACAAGAACACGGGGCAATTTGAGCGTATGGGTAAGCTCAGCTACGGTGTAAGAGAGATAGAGGCTAGGGCGAGGCTTAGCTTCTGGATAGCGCACGGCATAACTCCAGATGTCCAAGAGGAGTTAGAGAGATACTACGACGGATACGAAATTTCCGGAGTGGTGTCAGAAGAAATGTCAGGCGTGCAGATTCAAAATACGACATACATTGAGTTCCCACAGTATTAGTATTTCCTTCGTCTCATACCCAGATGACGAAGGCAAACTCGAAGAAGAGTATCAAGATGGCGCGAAAGAAGCGTCAAAATCCCACAGCTATAGGGCAAGCCATTCGAGCTCTTGGCGGATTAGGTGGAGGTGTGTTAGGTGGCTACCTTGGCAATGCTTCATTAGGAAAAGCAGCCGGGACAGGATTAGGAGCGATGGTCTCCAAGTGGCTCGGACAGGGCGATTACGTGGTGACTTCGAACTCACTCGTGAATCGCTTCCGGACGTCTGGAGACATTCCCAATATGCACAGAAACGGTCAATCAGTGGTGGTTCGTCACCGCGAGTACATCACTGATGTTACTTCAGCCGAAAATTTCACCGTCGATTTGACGGTACCGTTGAACCCAGGGTTGGCTTCGTCATTTCCCTGGCTTTCAACAATTGCACAGCAGTATCAAGAATACACGTGGAAAGGCGTGATCTTCGAGTATGTGTCAACAAGTGGAGATGTGGTGGCAAGTTCCAACACTGCTCTAGGAACTGTGATGATGGCTACACAGTACCGCTCCACCAACCCTACTTTCACCAGCAAACAGCAAATGCTCAATGAGTATTTCGCCACCGATGGCAAACCTAGTGAGTGTTTTTGTCACCCAATTGAGTGTAATCCCCGTGAAAATCCGTATAATGTGCAGTATGTGCGGACTGGGCCAGTGCCTCCAGGCGAAGATGCCAAGTCTTACGATCTTGGTATTATGTATCTAGCCGCGCAGGGCATGCAGGCTGGATCGGTTGATGTTGGTGAGTTGTGGGTAACCTATGAAGTCGAGTTGCGTAAGCCCATTCTCAGTGGCGCTCTCGACAATGCTGGCGAATTTGCAATTTACAGTAATACCACTGGTGTCGCAGCAGCCACGCCTTTTGGTACACAACCTGGTACTAGTCAATTTTTCGCTAGCAGTATTGCACTGACATTCTCTGCAACCACCATCAATTTTCCTGCACAATGTGGGCCGGACATCTTGTTGATTATCACATTCGGTAATACTATCACCGTTGCGACGAACAACACTTGGCTCAGTGGTGGTGCCCTAGTTAACTGCACTGCTTCAATGCATGCGGTGAATAATGGCAGTGAATTGTCTGGTGCCACAGCTAATGGTACCAATGCATGTATTTTTATGAC